TTAATGTAAATATCATTGCGAATATCTGCTGATCTTGTAATGGTGGATAATCCTGCACCTAATGCGTGTCTAGCATCCAAATCAACATAACCATTGGCTAAAAGATAGGTTTGGCGATGATCTGCGTCAGCATAACCTATATCTCCATTTGGTGCTTCATAAAGATAACCAAATGCACTATCAGCAATAAGACTTGCAATGTTGTAAATAGTGTCAGGATCTGCTGCCCTATTTTCCATTGTGTAAAGTCCAGGTTGATCTATTTCTCCAAGACCTTGATTGCCTGCATTTGCCCATGTTTCAGTTGCATTGTAGGTTGCCCATGTTGTCGCTGCTGGCACATCATTCCAAGATGCAAGTAATACGCTAGACAATAAATCATAAATTTGATTGCCATCTTCATCTTGTGAAATTGTTCCTGTGTAAATTTCTTTGGCAAGTTTAACCAATGACCCCATTGCTAAAATGGTGTAATTAACAACAGTTGCCAATGCTCCAGTTGCGCCAACTTCAACAGTAAGGTCGGTAATATCCCCACCAAATAAATTAACATAAGATCCTGAACTGTTTTTGACTTGCAAACTCAAAGAATCATTTATTTGAAAAGGTAAAGTTTGACCTGATAAGGCAACTAATTGCACCTGCAAATAAGATGGATTAGGTTGAGCATAAATATCATCTCGACCGGCTTGATGGGCAATATCGCTTATAGCAATGTCGGTATAATCAACTCCAGCAACAGTCAATTTCCAGTCAGGTGTCCAGACTGTCATTATCGAGCCCTAGTTATCCCGCTGTTGTATAGCTGAGGAACTGATCGGGATGCGCTTTGATTTAAGACTTTTGCAACAGCTCTTGCAGCACCTTCGGAATCAACTGATTGAACTGTAATGTTATTTACAACAGTTGGTCGATCCTCACGAACATTAGCGGTTGGTGCTGGTAATGATGGCGCACCCAACATTCCTAAAGCAGCTGCATTTGGGGATATATTTGGAATGTAAGCAATATCTTTTCCGGGATTAAGTATATTGATTGCTCGAACGCCATAATTAGCAAACTCAGTCAATAAACCGATTGCTTCCCTTATAAATCCAATAAATCCTTTAACAATATCAACAACAAAACCAATTGCTTTTCCAAATGATTCAGCACCTTTTTGACTTTCTTGCAACGATGCGCTTAATCCCTTGTCGCCAGTTAATCCAGCAATAAATCCATCAAGTGTAGGGATGCCTGTATCATTCAAAAATGTAATAAATTTTTCAACTGTTGGCAACAAAGCAGTTCCAAGGCTTTCTTTGGCTTCATCCATTCCAATTTTTAATCGCCTCATTTTGCCTTCAAATGTGTCTGCTGCTTCGGATGCTGCACCAGAAAATTGAGTACCTAATTCGCCAAATACATCAATGCCTTGCATCGCAACATCGTTAGCCTTTTGAGTAATTTCAGCTACTTTTTCAGACGCTCTAATATACTCTTTAGATTTGACACCATATTCCTCTAAAGCAAAATTTGCTTCAAGTTGTGCTTTTTCCAATGCTTTTTGCAATTTATTATATTCAGTCAAATTATTTGCATTATCGCCGAGAGTGATACCCAATTTCTTTAGGGCAGTAGTTTGTCCATCGTTGGCTTTGGCTAATGCATTTGCCACAGTTGTCAAATCTAGATTTTTTGCAGCTGCAATATCTAAGGCTAAATTAGTTAAATTCTGTGCTTCCTCAATGTTTTTGGTGCTTCGAGTTAATCGCTCTAATGCCGGTCTTAATTGATCGTCTGTAACACCGGTCGCCTTAGATTGTCTTGCGATCCAACGCTCTGTGGCTTCAATGGCTTCATCGGTTGCTGCAACTGTATTACGCAAGGCATTGGCAAGCCTAACTTGTGATGCCTGATCCTCAGCTGCTGCCTTTATTGCTGAGATTGCATACGCTCCGACAGCTGCCCCAACTACTGCAAATGCTGCTGCTGCTTTTTTGCCAAATTCAGAAATCTTATTTGAGTTTTCTTCAACGGCTTTATCGGCATCGCCCAGTTTCTTTTTTAAGTCATCAACATCGGCAAGAATTGATAACTTAAGCGTGCGATTACCAGTAGCCATTAGACCCATTCCTTAATGATGCGATTAAAAGCCTGTTCCCATTTATTAATCAATTCAGGCTGAATTCTGCGAAGGGTTGGATAGATAAACCAACCTCTTGAACCTCTGCCTTGCCGTCCTGAATATGAAGGGAACTGCTTGAACTTATTAGATCCAAACTCAATACCACCCCATAAGGTTTGCGTTGTAGCCCCACCTGAAAATTTTTGTCGTGCGAAACCATAACTGAACTCACCGATTTTGCTTGATTTCGAGATGCTAACTCCGTCCGCAACTCTTTCCGCAACCTTGCCAGCCTTTGTTCGTCCTCTAGCTGCTGTTTTAATTTCCTCTGATGCAAAATAAGCCAAAGCAGCAGATTGCGCTCTTGCTTCCTCAGTAGCCTGATCATCCATAAGTTTGAATGCTTTGTAAATATCACGCAGATCTTTTTTATTGTATGCAATGGCTTCATTTTCCATTCCTTGCCTCCAATACTTCGATCGCTGTTAATATGTCATCCGCATCAACCCATTCACTCATTGGAATGTGAGTGGCAATTGCCAACTCAACCAATAATCTGCTTAGGCTTCCTGCTTTGTGGCTTTTGGGGATGCATCACCAACAATGACATCGGCTATTGTTTCCATCCAAATATCCATTGGTTTGATGGGCTTACTTCCGGCGACTTCACGCTTATGAGCATGATAAGCCAAAAACATAAGATCCCAAATACCCAACTTTTCGGATGCCTGACCAATAGTGTTTCCTGTCTGCTTTTCCCATTTAGCCCACTCAGGTGGTTGGGCAATGTAAGTTGCTTGCTCACCTGAGTTATATTCAATTGTAATTGGTAACTTCATTTGTTTGCTCCCGTTTTATTTTTTAACTAAAGGTTTCGGTTACTGCGCCCTTAGATACTGTAAAAGTAAATGATACTGTCTGAGCATCAACACCTGAACCACCGGCAGTTGGAAACTCTGGCTTTACTGGAAACACAAATTGTGCTCCTGATGCAGCTGTAAGTGTCATGCTGATATCTGTATCTGGTGCGGTTTCAGCAGCTGTCCATAGAGCCTCGCAAACTGAGTTTGCCTTGCCCCAGTCAGCCAACATGTCCAATTGGAATGTTCCTGAAATGTTTGTCGTCTTGTAAGCCTCGCCCTCCATGGTCTGATAAACCTGACGCTCATTGACCTTGGTTAGAACTGCGTTTGTCGCTTGTGCTTGAATATCTGTTCCACCTGTGAAAGATAAACCAACATCACGACCGGTAATTACGACTGTTGCCATGATTTCTCCTTATATTGTTTGCGTGTAGTAGGTAGATACTCGAACATCTGCGATTAGCAGCGTTGATGCACCAACTTGAGTAACTGTCGGTCTTTCAACCGAGCTGACAATGTATCCAACTGGAATTACTGCCAGAACACTTATGATTAACTGCTCGATATTGTCGAGCGATGCTGGATTGCTGTTATATGCAACTGCAACTGAAATAGTAAAATTGATTTTGGCTCTTACATTGGTTTTGCTTATTGTTTCAAATTCTAAATAAGGTGAATCAGGCACAACCACCACAGCTGGTGGAATTACTGTTTCAGGCACAAATGAATAAACATTTCCTGCAACAGTAGATAAAGCGGTTGCTAAAGGTGTGCGGATTTGTTGAAGGATTGTTTCATTAGGCATTTATTGAGCCATGCCTTCGGTATCCATGTATGAACCAAGCAAACCAACGCACTTATTGAAAAGTGATCGACCCATTCTAAATGGGGTTGGTGAGAAATCTACTCCTTCGATTTGTCCTCCGCCGGCAAGTCTTGCTTGGAAAACTTCGACTGAAACTGTATAGACGGCTGACTGAACAGCTGCGTTTCCAACATAAGTTGATGCGCCAGAAAGGGTAGCAACTCCGGATGGGATGACATTAGCCTCGAGTATATCGGCATTAGTGATCGATGCTGAAAAGGTATATTGTCCAAGATTGTCTGCCAGCACAACTCTTGTTCCGTTGTAAGGTGATCCGCATCCTGTGATGACAACTGATTGCCCTTCGGTAAATTCATGAATTCCTAATGTGGTAAATGTAGCAACATTATCTGACAATGAAGTTGCTTGAATTGGTGCTTTAAATGTAACAAGCATTGGCAGGATGACCGATTCTGCCGAATCTATTATTTGGTCTAAATATGCGTCATTATACAAGGCAGATGACACACCAAGCACACTCCTGAGCTGTGAGGCTGAAATAATACTAGGCATGTCATCTCCTTACTCCCATTAATGGATGCCTAGGATCGGGAGCAACCCTAGGCACTCAGTTAAATTAGGCTACTGCTAACTTGCGGAATGCTGTTGGGTAGCGATTAACTACACAAACATATCCGTAGATGCCGATTTCAATGCGTCCGTTTGCAACGATATTGGCACGAAGTTCTACTGTGCCACTCTCGTGGAATCGCATTGCTTGTGATGGGTAAACCAAAGCATGCTTGGCGTTAGCATCATCACCTGTGTAATTAGGGCTTACAACTAGGTTCAATCCTGCGATTGTTCCTGCTGTTGAACCTTGAGTTACTAAACCAGCTGCGTTTGATGGATTTGCTGCTGCGAATAGTGGACGACCATCTGCTACTGCGCCAAGTAATCCAGCGAAGTCGATGCCATTTGTTCCACCTGAAGGAGCAACTAAAATGCGGTTTGGTGTAAAGCGCATTACGCCATAGGAATCAGAAATTCCATCAACGATTGATGCGTAGATTGATGCGCCAGTTGATGCGCTTGCATTCTGTGATGCAATTTGTGCAGCATATTGATCGGTCTTTTGTGCATAAGATGCAGCTAACTCACGAACCAATAATTCTGCGAATGCTGGGTCTGAACGATCAAACAACTCAACATTTACAACATTTGCTCCAGCGAACTTGACAATTGTGTCCTCTTGGAATGTAACAGCGGTGTCAGTTGATGAAAACTCTGAACCTTCTGAAGTTACTGCAACAGTTGCTTGTGCGCCCAACTTAGGTGTGAAAATTTTCATTCCTGTTGCTGGTAGTGGTGCTCGCTCGATTGAATCGATAAATGGACGGCTTGAATCAATTATGCCGATTAGATCACGCAAATAGTTTGGTGGAACAGTTCCGGTGTTTTCAGTAACTGTTGCAATCTGTAATGCTGCAAGTAGGTCACGAGCATCATTGTCGCCACCCAATGCTTTAATTTGTGCGTTTAGATATTGTCCTGCTGTAACATTTGTATCAACACGAGGCTTTGTATATGCCATGTATTGAGCAGTTACAACTGGAGCTTGTGATGCTTCTACCGCTTCGGTTGCGATAGGAGCTTCTG